CCATCCTCATACCAATGGTGTGACATGGATACCAATATGCTGATGGTGGGCATACTGCTGGGCCTCATCGGAGTCGCTGGGCTTAGCGTGATGGCATACACCTTATGGAGTGAACATGGACAGCAGTAGAGAGAATAGGATCAGGGCACAGGGTGTAGTACAGGCCGTGATCGCAAGCGGAGCCCCCGCTGATGAGTGGGCAAGCCGAGCAAGGTTTGCAATGCGAGTCGTCAACTACATGGCGGCTGGCTTGGACAAGAAGAAGCCTAAGGAACCCAAGGTTCCCGACGCACTCGCTTACAAGCCGCGACCTGATATGGGTCCCGGTTAGGAGAATGAATGATGGCAACAACTAAGATCAAGCTGACCAACCGTAAGCTGCTCACCCCCAAGGGACAGTTCCAGTGGGCGTACCTGAGCAAGCCGGATGATGCTTTCAACAAGAGCCAGTACCGCTGCACCATCTACTTCTTGGACAAGAAGGACGAGGAGTATGTGGCGTTCGTCGGCAACATCAAGCGGCTCGCCAAGGAGTACGCCAAGGAGATCGGCAAGCCGATCAAGAGCGTCAACATCCCGATGAAGGTAGCCACTGAGAGTCAGGCCGAGAAGGCTGGCGTCCCGGTGGGCACCCCGTTCATCGAGGCCAAGACCAAGGCCATGACTAAGGAAGGCAAGGCCAAGGGTCCGGTCGCTGTGTTCAATGCCAAGGGACAGAAGGACATGAGCCTTCAGGTCTTCGGCGGGGACATCGGTAGGCTGGAGATCACCGTTGACGGGTACGATTCCCCGCCACCCATTGGCCGGGGCCTGACCCTGTACCTCAACGCCGCCCAGCTTCTCAAGTCGAGTGGCAAGGGCAGTGCGGGTGGTATGTTCGAGCAGGAGGATGACTTCCTCACGGATGACACCGACGACAGCCCGGTCAACGAGGCTGACCCGGATGAGTTCGAGGATGAGGACGAGGAGGACAGCGACTTCGGGGAAGGCGATGAGGACGAGGAGGACAGCGACGAGGAGGATGACGATCCCACCGCTGGCCTTCTGTGATCCGAATAGTTCTGGACGTAGTGCCGGTCCCTGCTTCGAGGCCCCGTGTCTCGAAGTGGGGCACCTACTACGGCAAGACGTACAAGGCGTTCCGCAAGGCGATGGAGAAGGAGCTATCAGGATGGGAGGACCCACCCATAGCGGGTGCCCTCATCGTGGATGTCACGTTCCATTGCAAGACGCCAAAGAAACCCACCAAGCTGTGGCCCCGTGGGGACATAGACAACTACCTCAAGGCACTGTTCGACTCGTTGAACGGTATCGTATGGGGTGATGATGACCAGATCATCATGGCGGTGGGGTCAAAGGTATATGCGGACAACCCGCACATCGAGGTCATCATTAGACCGGGAAGAGATAGACCATGAGTGATACAAGCAAGCAACCCTGCCCTCAGTGCCGGGAGAAGGGCGAGGACACCAGTGGTGACAACCTCGTCAACTTCGGTGAGGGACGCGGGGCACACTGCTTCGCTTGCGGCTACCATGTCCACGGTGACGGGGTGATGAAGAGGACGGCATCGTCCAGCCTCTCCAGTCCCATCAAGGGCAAAGTCATCAGCCTGAAACACAGGCACATTGACCAACGCACCACCCACCTGTTCGACTACCGCTGCTATAGGCAGGGCGGGGTTGTCAAGGAGTGTGCCAACTACTACCTCGACGGCAAGATCGTGGCCCAGCATACGCGAGGCCCAAAGAAGCAGTTTAGGTGGAAGGGTGACACTGACAACCTGCCCCTGTTCGGGCAGTGGCTGTGGTCAGGTAAGGGTAAGCGTATCGTAGTGACGGAAGGCGAGATTGATTGCATGTCCGTCAGCATGCTGTGGCAGAACCGATGGCCGGTCGTGTCCCTACCCAATGGGATACAGAGCGGGCTCAAGTACATCCGCATGAACGCTGAGTTCCTGTCGGGGTATGACCAGATCGTCCTGTGCTTCGACAACGACGAGGCAGGGCGAGCGGGGGCTGAGGAATGTGCTGAGATCCTACCACCCGGTAAGGTCCGCATCGCACACACCTCACTCAAGGATGCCAACGAGCATGTGCTGAAGGGTGAGACAAAGACCCTGATGACTGCGATCTACGAGGCCCGCCAGTACCAGCCCGATGGCATACTGCATGCCAGTGATGTCACCTCAGGGGATGCACCCGTCCAGCGGATGTGGTCGTTCCCATGGTGCAACCTGACCAAGGGCCTGATGGGCCAGCGGTCGGGAGAGATGTCACTGTGGGCATCAGGCACGGGCAGTGGCAAGTCCACGGTCATGCGGGAGATGGTGTATCACCACCTGATTCGCGGCAGGACAGTGGGCGTCCTCATGTTGGAGGAGTCACCGCTCGAAACGCTAGATGACCTGATCGCACTCAAGCTGAACAAGGCAGTGCGTCAGATCAGAGCGAGCCGCATCCTCAACGCCCTGCTCATTGACGAGGGTGGCGAGGCACTGGACTTCGGGTTCCCTGACAACCTCACTGACGAGGAGTATGATGAGACACGAAAGTTCTTCGGAGGGCTTCCGCTGTACATATATGATCACCATGGAACCAATGAGTTCGGGTCAGTATTGCAGCGGGTCGAGTACATGGCAGCAGCCCTTGAGTGCGACATCATCGTTATTGATCATGTCACCGCACTGGTGGCTGGGATGGCTCGCAATGGTAGCGAGCGTGAGTGCATCGACGAGATTATGCGGCAGCTTCGGTCCATCGTGGAGCGAACAGGCGTACATATTGACATCGTGTCTCAACTGAACAGACTCGACGGCAAGGCAGCAGAGGAAGGGGCACAGATCAGCCTCAAGAACCTGCGTGGTTCGGGCTCACTGGGTAGTGTGCCGAACAATGTCATCGCCATCGAACGCAACCAGCAAGCAGAAGACCCGGAGGAACGCAACATGATAAAGGTGCGTATCCTCAAGGGCAGATTCATAGGTGACACGGGTATCGTAGGTCACCTCAAGTTCAACAAGCAAACCCGTCGTCTGGATGAGGCCGAATGGACCGAGCCGGGCGACCACACGGAGATAGAAGATGTCGGATCAACGATCAACGCAGAAGAAATCCTCCCCGAAGAAGGCGGAGTCACTGAAGACCATGGACTTGGTGCAGCCGTGGCCTGATGGCAAGAGCATGCACCAGCTTGACGAGTTGAACATCATGTTCAGCACCCGCGAGCTTCGGCTGGTGGTGAGTGAGTTGCAGGGGCGGGTCGCCGCCCTTGAGAATCGTCCCGTGTTCATGGACGCGAAGTGATCACATACCTCGCGGACATCGAAGCCAACGGCAGACTTGAACTCGACATGAAGCGTGGCGTGGTCAAGGTGCGGGAGGCGACGGTGATCCATCTGCTGGTGATGAAGAATCTCCAGACAGGCGAGGTCAAGGTGTACCGCAGGAACGAGAGAGAGGACACCATAGCTGAGGGGTGGGCCGAGCTACAGCGAGCCGGTCTCGTCATTGGACACAACTTCATCCAATACGATTGGCCCCTCCTCTGCCGCCTCGAAGGAGAGCCCGCCCACCGGCCCAAGATATTCGATACCTTGGTCGGCGGTCGGCTACTCTGGCCGGATGAGAAGGCTCACCCGTATGGTGGTAACTCTCTCGATGCTCTGTCGGTGGTGGCTGGCGGTGCCCGCAAGATGCCCTTCAAGGGGCCGTGGGATTGCTGGTCGCAGGAGATGGAGGACTACTGCATCGGGGATGTGGAGGCAGAGGAGAGCATTTTCCTATGGATGCGACCTCGCCTCCAACCCTATGCAGTGGCGTTCCGCATCGAGACCCGCATCGCTACGATCATAGCCGCCCAGCAGGAGAACGGTGTCCGCATTGACATCGAGCAAGGCGAGCAACTGATCGAGCGGATGGAGATCGTGAGGGCCGATGCCCTCGACAAGTTGCAGGCTGCATTCCCTCCCACCGTGGAGGTAATGAAGTCACGGTGGTGGCTGGGGGCTGACGGCGTGGAGTACGACACGAAAAAGTCTGGTCCCAAGGATGGGGAGTGGGGTGAGTTCAAGACGAAGGAACACCCCTTCGAGTGTACGACGCAGCACCTTGCCCGTCGCTTCAAGGAGAAGTATGACTGGGACGCACCGCTCACCAAGAAGGAGAACCCCTCCATCAAGGAGGATGTGCTGCTGGCCCTCGACTTCGAGGAAGCCGAGTGGGCGTACCACCACAACATGGCGAAGATGAGGCTGGGGCACCTGATGGACTGGACTATCAGGGCACGGGAGTGCCGCACCCCCGGCGTCATACACCCCAGCATCAACACCAACGGTGCGGTCACGGGCCGCATGACCCACAGCCAGCCCAATCAGACGGCAGCACCCAAGGTGCAGACCGACGAGGACTCAGGCCACCCGCTGCTGGAGTGGGAAGGACGATGGGGGTGGGAGATGCGGTCACTGTGGAAGCCAGCCCATGAGGGGTGGTGGCAGTGGGGTGCAGATGCGAGCGGGCTGGAGTACCGCATGCTGGCCGATGCCATGTGGCAATGGGACGGCGGGGCATACGCCAAGATCATCCTGACTGGAGACATTCATGAGCATAACCGAAGGGCAGGCGGGCTTCTTACTAGGTCCCAATCGAAAGAGACTGGATATGCCTTCCTTTACGGAAGCGGAATGGAATCACTTGGTATCACTATCGGAACCCATCCTTCGCTTGATGGTAAGCAACGGAAGAGGTATTCCAAGCTGCTTCGATCCGAGAAAGGTCGCAAGTCTATTGGGGCGGGGTTCCGACGCAACCTTAGGAAGGGACTGCCCGCCCTCGGCAAGCTGATCGACCACTGCATCCACGCCGCCGACCAGTACGGCTATCTCACGCTGTATGATGGACGCCGGGCACCGGCCCGCAAGTCGTATGCCGCACTGAACACCAAGCTACAGGGCAACGGGGCCATCGTGATGAAGCTCGCCCTGATCCTGTTCGTGCATCGGATGGAGGTTGAGTTCGGGTTCAAGCACGGGGTGGAATACGCCCTGATGCTGAACGCACATGACGAGTTCCAAGGCGAGGCTCTCACCAAGGTGGTAGCAGAACATGCGGGTCAAGCCGCAGTGTGGGCTATCGGTGAAGCGGGCCGTCGCCTCAAGTGCAAGATACAACTAGATGGAGAGTATCGGGTCGGCAAAAGCTGGGCCGAGACACACTGATGAGAGTAATACTGAAGACAAGGTGCGGGTGTACCCGCATTATCTGCCTGACCGGGTGTCCGCCCAATGTTAGGGTGCCGATGTTGAGGCGGGTCAACGCCCTTCGGCACAGTCCGGGCGACATCGTGGACACACCGTGGAACAACCCCGACTATGTGTACCCCATTGACGACCGCCTCTTTACGACCACCGGGCAGCGGGATGAGGACACCGGGCTGATGCTGTATGAGGAGGACTGATGTACAAAGGAACACACGCATGGGGCAACACGGTGAGTGCCCAAATCCACACAGCAGTTGAGCAACTGCTTGAGGATGGACCTTTCAAGACCGAGAGTTGTCGGGACATTCGCACTTGCTCGCAACTAATCAGCCTGCATTGGAGACCCTTCAAGACGGGGCCGACGTTCTGCTCCTTTATACGGTACGACGACGGCTTCATCATGACCGATATGTCGGACAAGAAGAAGGGAGACATCGCATGGACTATCGGGATGGACTTGGCCTCAAGATTTCCTGAGATGCTGACCCGCATCTCAGACAACAGCGATAAGTGGGATGCACTGCAAACCAAGATTCACAACCGAGTATGGAGGAGAGCATGGCGAAATACTACTGCACTTTGGCGAAAGTTTACGATGTGGGAGAAGGCGGGCAACACCACGCATGACTGATTACTACTGCACCCTCGCCAAGGTTTACGATGCGGATAAGCACGACGTTACGGGGTGGGTTTGGAGCGAGAAGCTCGACGGAGTGAGGGCACTGTGGCGTCCCGACGAGGGCCGCTTCGTGTCACGCAGCAACAAGCCACTCAATGTCCCGCCGTCGTGGCTGAAGATGATGGCCGAGGTGAAGATACCCCTCGATGGCGAGTTCTTCATGGGCCGGGGCCGTTTCAATGAGACCATCTCGGCGGTGCGGAAGAAGGCACCCACTGAGGAGCAGTTCATCGGCGTGAAGTACGCCGTGTTCGACGCCGTGGTGGAACAGGCCGACTTCGCGGAGAGGCTGAGCATGGCAGAGATGGCAGTGGCTAGGGTCAAGGACACCCGCCTCTTCGTTCACCTCCATACGACCGTGACCAACATGGCCTCGATTGGCGTGGCGTATCTCTCCATCATGGCGTCGGGGGGAGAGGGCATCATGTTCCGCAACCCCGGTTCGCAGTACGAGTTCAAGAGGACGAGCAACCTACTCAAGATGAAGGGGGAGATAGACGGCAAGGCCACGGTGCGGGCAATACAGCCCGGCAAGGGCAAGCACGAAGGACGCATGGGTGCCCTTGAAGTGGACGCCTTCTACGAGGGCAAGGCCATCTCATTCGAGGTGGGCACGGGGTTCACTGACGAGGAGCGGCAATGGTGGTGGGACAATGACCCCGTGGGTCAGGTCATCCGGTGGCGGGGGATGGAATTGACAGTGGACGACAGCGTTCGCTTCCCAGTGTATGTATGCAGAGATGAGGGAGACTAAATGCAAATCGTAGGATTCGGTGGGCTCGCTAAGGCGGGCAAGACGACAGCAGCGTGCATCTTGTCAACGTGGGCATTCGAGCGGGGCTACCATGTGGTGGCTGACCAGTTCGCAAGGCCCCTCAAGATGGCCGCGAGGATGATGGGGTTCATCAAGGGTGGGGAGTACGATGACCTGTATCGTGATTTCTGCCAGTACGCCGGGACCGACTTGGCCCGCAAGCGGGGGCATGTGGACTGGTTCGCCAACCTGATGCAGAAGCGTCTGGATGTCTACGCCCTTGAGGAGCAGCAGCGTATGGCGGTGGAAAGCGGGCCAATCACAGAGTTCCATGAGACCATCGTGATCGTAGATGATCTCCGGTTCCAGAACGAGGTTGACCTACTCAACCTATACAAGGGACGCACCGTGTTCATCTGTGCAGCCCAACGGTTGAAGGATATGGACGCCAAGTGGCGTCAGCATGAGAGCGAGGCCCTCGCCTATGACTACACTTACGGCAGGCTGCCGGACAAGACCTTCAACTTCAGCGTACCGAACAATAAGTGGAGTGTGTCGGAGGATGACCACGATGGAATCACCTTCCCACTCCTGATCAAGGCCATCCACGATTTGGCCCCCACACTGGCGTCACTGGACGCAGCGGAGAGACTGCATGAGTAAGTGCAAGTACGGGGTGGAACTACACCCTGACTGGTGGCGTCCCCATTGGGATTATTGTGCAGGCTGTTGCCGAGATTTACTGAAACGATTTGAGGAGATACTTACATGAGTGAACGACGATACCACACCGAGCGGACGGCCCTGATTGACGCCGATCACCTTGCCTACCAGCAGGCGGCGGCGGCACATGCCAACCAAGACTCGGCACATGAGATGAATGAGCGTATTCAGGACCTGTTGGCGGCATACACCCGCCTCGCCTGTTGCACCAAGTTCATCACCGTGTTCAGTTGCAGCCGGGAGGACAACTTCCGGCGTGGCATCTACGCACCGTACAAGACCAACCGCACCGCCGAGCCCCCAGCCATGTTGGATGCGGCTCGTCAGTTGCTGGCTGAAGCAGGCCCCACCATCACCCGCCCCAAGGTGGAGGCAGACGATGTGATGGGCATACTCCAGACCAACGGCAAGATCGCCCACACGGTGATCGTGTCGGTGGACAAGGACATGCGGTCCATCCCCGGTTTGCACCTCAACCCCACCAAGGACGACTTCCCGGTGCGGGTCACACTGGAGGAAGCGGACCACGCCTTCTATGTCCAGTGGCTCACTGGCGATCCCACTGATGGCTATCCCGGCATCAAGGGAGTAGGCAAGGTCAAGGCCGAGAAGATCATACGCTATGCTGAGAACGGCACGGAGCGAGCGATTCTTGAGGCGTACCGGAACGCGGGCAAGACCCCGTTCGAGGCCATGGAGCAGGCCGCGTGTGCCCGCATCCTGAGGGCAGAGGACTGGAGCGTCGAGGGAGGCCCCATCCTGTGGGAGCCGGGCATTGATGTCGCGGAGGTTTGGGAGGAAGAGGTGGTATGACCAATTTGGACGGAATATCGGGACTCTCCCGGAACACGCCCTCCACAGTGACCCTCACAGTCTACTTTCTAGGCCCAATAGCGGGCAAAACGCCCCTTTGGATACGTTTGGCCCGCCTCCGCTACTCCCACATCGCCTTCGCCATCGGTGGCAAGCTGTGGGACCAGCCGTTCAACGACTATTGCCATGTCTACGACGAAGCCGAGTGGTTGGTCGAGAAGAGGAAGACCGGAAACCGCTCATACGCGGCATTCACTGTTCGTGGTGAGTTGGACTGGAGTGTTGCGGAAGACGCGGTGAATGGACTAGCAGGAGTGAGGTCTATACCTCCCCTGATTGCCCTTCGATGGCTACACCTGTGGCCCCGCCCCGTGAGAAATTGTGTGACCCCTGTTCGGACCCTACTGAACATCATGGGTCACTTCACAGACGAGGAGACTTGCGATGGGATCTACAAATCCCTCCGATTCGCCGCCAAAGCCTGTTGTGTTGGCCTTTACGGACTGGACCCCCGTGTCGTCCATGTTGCTGCGGGATCTCTCGGCCCTTATACAGGCACGAATTGAGAACCTCCAGTCAGGCGTAGAATACAACATGGTCACCGCTGAGGTGGCCCTCGGTATAGTGGCCCGATCACAGGGCATGCGGGATGTACTCTCCATGCTGGTGAAGTGCCACGCCGTGCAGAACCCCCCACCCAAGGAAGAAGAAGATGGGCGAACTCAAAGCAGACGGCGAGCCGGTCGCTGGCGGTCTCCCTCTCCCTCACCCGGATGAGGCAAAGATCAGGGCACAGAATGCCCGTCGAAAGTCTCGCCGGGCTCAGGCTGCATCGCTCGCCTTTCAGGTACAGCAGACAGAGGGCCAAGACCTCGACCGCTTCGGGGATACCCGTGTAGTGGGCGGGAGGTTCGAGAGCCTACAAGAGGTGCCGGATCGTGAACGCCCCGAAAGCACGGGCCTCGATCTGGACGACCTTATGCAGTTCCTCGGTCTCTTCAATTTTGATCCCCGTGTGATAAAAAAGTAAAGGAGTAGCGATGCCCGAACTGCCCATGAGTTTCAAGGATAGGTTCGACCACTTCGACCAACTCCGAAAGGAGGGGCTGGAGAGGAAACGTGAACACGCCATGTTGACGATGCCTTCTCTGCTCCCCCCGGAGGGACGGGCATCCAACACTGCACTTGATGTACCCTACAACTCGCTTTCAGCGGAGGGTATCAACAACCTTGCATCCCGCATCATGTCCGTGGTCTTCCCCCTCAACGGCCAGAGCGTCTTCGAGATCCTAGTCGAAGCACCGTTCAAGCCAGAGGGCAAAGACGACTCGGAGTTGGACGCGGTGTTCACCTCATTCGAGCAGAGTGTCATGGATACGCTCGCACCCACCAATATGCGGGCCTCGATCAACCTTGCGTATCGTCACCTGATCGCCATTGGCGATGTGATGCTGCACATGGACGACAACTTCAACTTCAGACTCTTCCGAGCCGACCAATATGTGGTCCGCCGTAAGCATGAGGGAAGCTGGGAAGAGATCATCATTCGTGAGGCGGTGAATGCCGAGTGGCATCCAGAGTTGAAAGCCCTCCCCAAGGGGGATACCAACGCCACGGGCCTCAGGGAAGATGGTACGCAGGAGCAATGGGAGCCCCTGTACACTCAGATTATGAAGCACCCTGATGGCAGCGTGTGCGTAGAGCAGGAGTTCCGGGGCCACAAGGTGCCCGGCACAAAAGAGAAGCATCTGGTATCACCCTACATGCCCGCTCGCTGGTCATCCCTGATCGGTGAGTCATACGGCGTGTCTCTGGTGGAAGATATGTTCGGTGACATCCGAACGCTCGACTCCCTCAGTAAGGCACTGCTGGACGGCGTGATGCTCAACGCAGAGTACCGCTGGATTCTGAATCCCGGTGGCATGCTTGAGCTACAGGACTTCCTCGACTCCATCAACGGAGACACCCTCGCGGGTGGCAGGGAAGACCTCACCCCGATGTCCTTCCAGAACAACGCTCAGGTGGCCGCTGCCCAAGCCGCAGTCGCCCACCGCGAAGCCATCCTTGGTCGCCGCTTCCTGATGAACAGTGCCGTGCAGCCTACGGGTGATCGCGTCACGGCCCGTCAGGTTACGCTGCTGGCACAGGAACTGGAGCAGGCACTCGGCGGCATCCTGTCGCTGGCCTCTACGGAGCTACAGGAGCCCATCATTCGTCGTGCCATGTTCATCATGGGTAAGCGAGGGTTGCTGGACAGCCGGATCATCGAACAGATCGATGAGCAAGGCGGATTCCTCAAGCTACGCCTCAGGGCGGGGCTGGAGATTCTCAACCGAGAGGCTGAGAAAGAGAACCTTGAACGAGCAATCGGTATCATGACGAACATGAGCGATGCAATGCTCGAAGGTGCGAATATGCACATCATTGGCCGCGACTGGTGGCAGGCACAGGGCCTCGACGCCAAGGGCCGGTGGAAGACCGACGAGGAAATGGAGCAGGCGAGGCAGCAACGTCAGCAGGCAGCCCAGCAGCAGCAAGTCATGCAAGCTGGTCTACAGGCGGGTGTTGCTCAAGCCTCCGAACAAGGAGATAGTCAGTGACTCAACTTCCCACGGGCACACCGCCCGTCGAGCCCGTTGCACCCGTAGAGCCCACGCCGGGCAGTGCGGAGTACAACGCTCAAGTCGCCATGACGGCACAGCACAACATCCCCGCCAAGTTCCGCAAGCCGGATGGCACGGTGGATGAAGCCCTGCTGCTGGCGTCATACAAGCAGCTTGAGCAGTTGCAGCGAGGAGTAACCCCGGACCCTACGGCGGGGGTTCCAACCCCTTCCCCACAGGAAGTGTTGAATGGTACGGCTGGGAACTCAGCAAGCCCCGCTTCTACTACGTCGCCAGCCCCATCGACTTCCGGTACAGTTGAAGAGATCCTCTCACAGGAGAAGGCCCCTGAATCGGTTATCAACTGGGGTGCTGTCCGCTCTGGTACGGCTACCGAGTCGGATGTCGCTGCCATTCAGAAGCTGGGCGTACCCGATGACTTCATCAAGCAGTTCACCGCAGACCGACAGGCCGCGAAAACCGCTGCTATCAAGGAAGTCGCGGAGTCCATCGGTGGTGAGGAGAATCTCAAGGCCACTCTAACGTGGGCACAAAAAACTCTGAGCGAGTCAGCGTGGAACGATCTTCGCAAGGCTGTCTCAGAGGGTACACAGAGCAAGACGCTGTTGATTGGGCTGCATGCCCAGTATGTGGCCTCACAGCCCAAGGAGTCGAGCCTTGTAGTTCCTGCCGAAGGTGGACTGGGCATAGGCACCTCCGTTCCGCAACCTTATGCCTCCAAGAAGGAGATGTTTGCGGACATGGGTGAACTTGATTCGTCGGGCAAGGAAATCTACTCCTACAGCCCGGTGAAGCAGAAGGATGTTGCCTTCCGCATCTTCATCACCAATGGTGGAAACCCCGACAACTTCGAGAGCCTGTACAAACCGGCCACTGACTATTGATCAAACGGGTGGCAGAGGTGGGTAGCTCCCATCTATGAGCCGGTACTACGCTGAGGTTCGCCCCTCGGCTGCTCCTGCCGCCCTATTTATCTTGGCTAGACGACGACGACGACGCCACCCCGTCCCCACCCTTATCAAGAGCGTGGGGGCTTTGTTCAAGACGACTTCCCCTCCGGGTCAGTGTAGACGCATGCTTCGGGCCACCTCAGGTAACGCCAAAGCTGCATCCTCTACCTCACTCGCTGACAGGCCCGTTAGGCCCACCCCGTGGTGGCACAACCTAGAGAGCGGCACAACCTGAATGGGACACCAGAATCATTTACGTTTACCAACCATAAGCAGAAGGAGGCTACCCAAAATGGCTAGTCCCTCACTTCCGATTCGCTTTGGTTCCAACACCGCTCTCACTTCGCCCGCGTTCGATGACCTGTATCTCCCCATTTTCGGTGGAGAGGTCCTCAAGCGTTACAACGAGTTTCTCGGCATCACTTCTAAGATGAAGCGTCGGGATATCACCGTTGGCAACACCGCTCGCTTCCCGCGACTCGGTGGCATGACGGCTGAGCGACATGCTGTTGGTACTAAACTGCTGGGCCTCGACGCCGAGCAGACCGAAGTGACCATCACGCTCGATGAGCGTCCGCTGGTCTCTCACTTCCGCCTCGATGACATCGACCAAGCTATGTCGCACTTCGAGGTCCGATCCGAGTACGCGATGCAGGCCGCACAGGCCCTCGCTGAAGCTCAGGATCAGTTCTCCCTGCGGCTGGCGATCAACGCCTCCCGTGAGACCCCGACCACCGTGTACGGTGGCTCAGGTTCCAACTTCCCCGGTGGTGGCATCGACGGCAACGGACTCGCTGCGGTCGGCACACTGTGGGCGGCTGGTGTAGAGCCCTCTGTGGCACAGGTATTGGTATTCCTCGGCCTGCTCGATGACATCTCAATTCGGTTCGACCAGTTGCGTGTCCTCAAGCCGAGCCGTTGGGTTGCCGTGGACGTTCCGGCGTTCCACCGCATCCGCGACATTGGCTTCCCGAAGAATCCCACGGACCTCAATAACGCCCTTCTGCCGCTGTTCAGTGGCGACGGACGGCATGGTCCGACGACCACGCAGAGCGTTCTCATGCCCGGCGATACGTTCGCCTCAACGATTGCCTACAACGGCTTCACCATCTTCCCCTCCAACATTTGCTCGACCGTCTTTGGACAGGATCTGTCCTCGGACGACGAGGCCAAGTATCAGGGTGACTTCACCGCCACCCGTGCGATGGTGTGGCAGGAAGAGGCGGTCGGAGTGGCTGTCAAGATGGATGTCAACAGCGAAGCTGAGCGAGACATCTCGCGTCAGGACTGGCTGTTCGTTACGAAGATGCTCTCCGGTGGTGGGACGATCCGTCCCGAAGCTGCCGTTGAGATCATTGACGACTAAATCCAAAATCAACTGAAAGGAGCCATTCAATGGCTGTTCAGAATACTCGGTTCACGCCCCAGCGGCGTGGACCCTCCCTTCAGGACGGGGCAGGCGGAACAAGTGACCGGGCTAGAGCCCGTGAGCGTGATCCGGTTCTCCGCAATGTTGGGGCACTCACGGAAATGATTCGCCTGCTTCCGGGTGGGGCCGATGTTTCCGGGGGTGATGCCCATGTGTATGACTTTGGCGGCTGCGACAAGATGTCGGTGGGCCGCTATCGTTTGACTCGACAGACTGCGGCCTCCACAACTGCCGAGCCTCTCAGCGACTACACGCACTGTGAGTTCGATATTATCGAGGTTACGGCGGGTGTCTTCACGGCCACCGTCACGCTGACCATCGATGATAACGATCCCGACATCGTGTCGGCACAGACCAACGGAACCATCCTCACGGCAGTGGACCCCGATATCGCGGGAGCGACTTCGGATACACGGGCCACGGTGTTCGTTGCGGATGCCGCTGCGGTTACGGAACTCGCTGCGGCTGGTGTCGAAAGTGGATCTGCGGTGATTGCTGTTGGCGATCTCGTCCTTATGGACGCGGAAGAGGCCAGCAACCATGTGTTCACCATGCGGCGTCTGAGCTAAGACAGACTCTCCTCTCTCACTCGTCCCCTTGGGTCTTCGGACTCAAGGGGATTTTTTTCGTTAGGAACGCCATGCCCCTCAGACCCCGCGAGATCAACGACTCCCTTAGCTCTGCTGCTATCACGGCCCTGATCCGTGAGTCGGTCAAGAGGGAAGTACGTCGTTTGAATACTACCATCGGTAGTCTTGATCACGGGGCTTTGCTGGGCCTCAGCGACGACGACCATACGCAGTATCTCACTGAAACCCGGCACGATGCCCTCCCGGCTGACAACCCCCACTCGCTGACGTTCACCCAAGCGGTCACTGCCGATGGCGGCACGGACATCTTGGCGTCAGAGGCTGAGACCCTGACGGACGGCTCCAATGCGGATGCCCTCCATGTGCATGCCGCTATAGACGGGGCAGACCACGGGGCTCTTTTGGGGCTAGGGGACGACGACCACTCTGCGTACGTTCGGAATGTGACCGGCACATTCATAGACGGCACTATCCCTCGGCTAGACGGCACCGGAGGTCGAGACCTCCAAGGAGCCGTGGTGGGTGACGGATGGGTTATTCTAGACAACCAGAGAATGATTGCCCCAACAGCCGCCACGTTCGACTTGGGTGCTAACGGAGTGTTCATTGTCTTTGACGCGGATGGGGACTCTTCCGTGGGCTCCTTCATAGATGACATTATCGTCTTCGCCACTGGGGGGGTTTCTAGGTTTTCCATCACCAACGTGGGTGTCTTTTATACCACCCTTATAAATCTCCTCGGCAACGAATTGGTCTTCGACTCCGATGGTGACACCTCCATTAGTTCCGCTGTGGACGACATTCTGGTGTTCGCCACAGGCGGCTCTACCCGCATGACCCTGACCAATACGGAACTCGACTTCAACACGGCGATTCTGTTGAACCACTTGGAGTTGATACTTGACAATGAGGGTCTTGCTAAGATTCGATCCAACGCGGTATCAGGAGACCAAATTGAGATTGAGCATAACAGCAGCGTTGTAGCCTCGTTCTCTAACACCGGGATCAACTTCAACGACACGGTGACCATGAATGGTGTAGGGATCTTCGGAGCATCCATCCTGTCTATGAGTGGCCCTATAGACATGAACAATAATGACATCGACACAGAGGGTGGAGACATCCTGTTGGGTACTGGTCTACTCGATACCGAAGGCGGGATCATCCAGTCAGGTGGTGCCCTCATCGACTCCGAGGGTGGCATCATCGACACCGGCGGGGCTAACCTGTTCCTCGGTTCTTCCCCCGGCACGGAAAGTGGTGTACTCGACTTCGAGAGTGACGGCACCGTAACTATCCGATCTGACGCTGCCGCAGTGGGGTACATCTTCAAAAGCATCTTTGATATATTCAAGATAAACCTCAATGAATGTAAAGGGTTGTTCAGCACTATGGCTTTCGGCGGTGCGGGCAACGTGACTTACGAGTTGGACTCATCTGGTAGCACTAAGATGGACACTACCGGTGGCGGGGCTTCTGCGACAATCCGCTTTACCATCAACAATACGTCAGCAGGACAGTTTCAACTTGTCGGCGGTGAAGCGAACTTCACGGCCCCTCTCTCCGTCACCTCCCCCGGCAACGCCTTGATCTTGTCGGGTGGGTTCACTACTAGCACTGTAGGTGGTGATCTAAGGCTACGCCCCGGTGTGGGTAGTACCACTGGCGGAAATGTGCTGTTCGAGGACGAGACCGGCAGCGAGATTGCTCGCGTGGACTCAGTAGTAGGAGCCTTCATCGTGGACACAATACTTGACATCAATGCCCCCATCGCTTTTGGAATTGGTAACCCGTGTACTCTAGGAAACACCACCGTCCTAGGTCCCGGCACAACGCAACAGAACGAGTGGGTGCAAATCAACGTGAACGGCAATACCCGCTGGATCGCAGTGTGGGCTTAGGAGAAACAATGAAGTACATGAAACTGACTGTCCCCTTGGTGCAGAAGCTAGTAGACTATCTGGTGACTAAACCATGGGCCGAAGTAAACGAATTGCTAACGCTCTTACAGCGTACTAAGATAGAAACGGAGGAAGCCGATGGCGACAGATGCGTCAATGACGAAACTGGAAGCAGTGAACAGGATGCTGAGGTCAGCTAAGGAGCACCCGGTCTCCTCCATCATCAGCGTCACTGAGAACGACAGCCTCATGGCGGTCTCGGTCCTTGATGAGGTGACCCGAAGGGTCCAGATGAACGGCCTGCACTGCAACCAGACACAGACCTCCTTCACCCCGGACGCCGGGAACAACAACAGGGTGGTTCTCCCCGACAACACCCTACAGGTGACCGGGTGGAACGAGCATGCGAACCGCAACTACTTCCACCGCTGTGTGGACGGGGTTCTGCTCCTGTTCGACGCCACCCCGGAGCCCCTCGCCGCTGCGACCACTGACTTCGATGACGACGACACCGTGTTCGTCCGGCTCACACAGCTTCTGGAGTTCGAGGACCTTCCCCAGCCCATCCAGTTCTGGATCGTGGACGAAGCGGCGGTCGAGTACCATATGTCCGTGCTGGGCTCCAGCATGATGCACAGGCATCTGCAAGAGACCGCCTTCCGAGCCCGCATCGAAGGCCGGAAGTACGACATGCGATCTCGCCCCGTCAACATCATCACCAGTGGCCGCTCTATGGGACCTCGCCTCGGCATCGCCGGTGCTCCCCGTAGTTGGCCGGGCAACGACATGCGGAGACAAGGCTAATGCCAAAGCACACTGCTGCCGAGAAGCGTAAGAACAAGAAGGCGAAGAAGTCTAACCTCGCCCCGCCGTTCGAGAAGAAATCCAAGAAGAAGAAGGGTAAGTAATGCCACTCGCCAACATCCGAATCCAGTCCCTCATGGGCGGTGTGTCCCGGCTGTCACAGAACCAGCGGACTCCATTCGAGGTGGAGGCAATGGACAACTGCGACATCCAGATCACACGCGGCACCGACAAGCGTAATTCGCTGGAGCATATTGCTGGCGTGGGCGGGACCCAAGAGGCCCTGAACATCACGCTCGCGGGCAACGCCTTCATGTTCTGGATCAACCGCAGTGCGACAGAGCGGTTCGTGGTCTTCGTAGACCCCGACGCCGCAGATGATCTGAACATCATTCAGGCATTCAATATCGTCACAGGGGTAGAGGTCTCCGTGCTGGCAGAGGAAGCTGACGGAACAGAGTCTGCTCTCGATACAATCGAGGATGACATCGTTGCGATGGTGGCCTATCTAGCCAGCGGAACGCAGACCATCCGGCAGCGGTTCCGTGCAGTGACAGTGGAAGACTCCACCTTCATCCTCAACCGCGAGGTGGAGACCTCCCTTGAGGGCGATGCCATAGACTATAAGGACGCGGCGATGGGTAACCTCATCCGCCTCCAGTCCGATCCCAACAACCAACCGTCATGGATCGACTTCGACCAGCCCCCGACCACCGTGGAAGCCTACCCCGACCGCGACGACCTAGTGACCGGGGGAGAGGTATCCGGCACCGGCAACGTCATCTGGTACGCCCGTGACGACGATAGAGGACTCCCGCAGGGATTCTACTGGGCCACCAGTGCCACCCAGCCGCCGTGGTATCAGAGGCTCCCCACGGAGGGAGCTAACGGGTTCCTCCAGCGGGACACCATGCCGCTGCGGCTGGCATTCGACGGCACCCGCTTCCTGCTCCAGTTTGTAGACTGGACAGAGCGGAGGGCTGGCGACAGCACCACCAACCCCGGCCCGTCATTCATCGGACTCAGGATGAACGACATGGCGTTCCATCAGGGACGCTTCTGGTTCCTCGCCGGGGAACGCATCGTGTCCAGCCGGGTGAACGACCTGTTCAACCTCTGGATCGACAGCACTGCTGTAGGCATCGTGACGGACGCGGACCCCATTGACCGGGGCATCCAAGGCCGACGCATCTCGAACGGGCTGTTCGCGGAGTCCTTCCGCGAGTCCCTGATCGTGATTACGGACGGCAACCGACAGATAGAGGTCCGAGCTAATGGACCCATCACGCCGGGCACGGTGCAGTTGTACGACAGCACCAACGTGTTCGCCGTGGGGTACGTCAAGCCAGTCATCAAGGGCTCCCAGTTGTACTTCCCCAGTGAGCAGGACTTTGCTATGATCCTGTATGAGTACAACTATGACCCGGAGCAGATCACCAACGTGGCACTGGACTTGACGGAGCGTATCCACGGATACATCCCCGCCGAGGCCCATACCATGGCGACCTCCGACTCCCACGACCAAATCTTTATGCTGACACTGGCCGATCCAGATGCCGTCTATGTGAACAAGCAGTTGTTCACCGGGGCTAAGCGTGTCCTCAACTCATGGTATCGCTGGGTCTTCCCCGGCGTGGATGAGGTTATGGGCTGCTTCGTCTTCGATGACTTTCTGTTCTTCGTCAACAAGCGTACCGGCACAGACGCCGTGCAGCGTGTGTTCCTTGAGAGGATGCCCCTTGGGCAGCCAGAGCAGGACACCACGGGCTCCCCGGCTCAGACCCTCGGCTACGCCACCCGCATAGACCGCAAGCAGGAGATTCAGGGCACCTACGATTCGGGCACTGGCCTGACCACGTTCACCCTTCCCTTCGAGGACGAGACCATCGACACGATTGTTCTGTCCGCGACATGGGACACGGTTGATACCAAGGCGGCGGGCACGCTCATCGTTGCCGCCGACTTCGTTTCAATCATTGCAGATTCCGGTGAGACTGATATCATCCTGACGGGTGACTTCGAGAACAACACGGACGGGGATGACGCCCCGGCGTGGCTGGGAATCAGCTACGAGGCCGAGGTCACCCTCAGTCAGCAGTTCGTGCGGGATCAGAATAGCAACATCCTGCACGGCAACACCCACCTCATGCGGGCCAAGATTCGGCACCGCGACTCCGGTGGGTACAAGGTCAAGATCACCCCTGAGGGCCGCGACGAACTCATCAAGGAGTTCGTTGTGCCCACCATCGGCAGCAGCCCCATCGACGGCGACCAACTGGACGACTTCGGTGAGTTTCAGGTGAGGATCATGGCCCACTCTCAGAACCTTGTCATCAAGCTCGTCAACGACACTCCCTTCCCCACCGCATGGGTGGACATGGAGATCGACTGCGAGTTCATCCCTCAATCCTACTCCCCGGTGAGATAATGACCGAGTTTAGTGAAGATATTGCAGAAATCTCTACCGGATTCGCAGAGGTCTTCTCCAAGGCTGCGATCTCGCAGAACATAGAGAAGCTCCGCATCGCAGAGGGAACCATCGGTGCCGCTACCGACGCCATCAATCTGGAGAAGGAAACAGGCCGTCGCAAGGTGGCCCAAGCCCTCGCCTTCAACACCGGGGCCGTGTCTGCACAGCAGGCATTCACCGGGGGTGGCCTAGCAGGATCGGGTGCAGCCCTTATTGACTCCGCTACCTTTCAGGCGGCGGATCAGGCCGCGATTATTGATGCGAACGCTGCGGCCAAAGAGGTCGCGGTCATCTTCGCCAACCAGCCCATCCTTGATGACCCCATCCTCGCGGCCATCCAAGGGCTGACCACGGGCCTTGAAGTGGGCACCTCCATCGCCAACTCCCTGTTTGCAGAGGCGGAAGTGCATAACTTCGCTGGGCCGGGCGGGTTCTTTACCCAATTCACCATCCCCGGATTTGACATCAACGACTTCATTGAAGGATTAGGAGGCCCTTAGTGCCTAAGGAAACCATTCGCAGAGTGCAGACGGGACCGGGGAGTGTAGCCCCCGCTTTCACCCCGCCCGCCACTCCGGTTGCCACCCCGTCCTTTGCTCAGCGGGAGGGGCCGACCAACTTCACGCAGTTCCGAGATGCCGTGCTCGCCGTGGGGCGAGGTGCCGCATCCGTGGCTAGTGCCCGGTCGAACATCGCGTCCCGCATGCAGGCCCTCAAGAAGCAGGGTGTTGCAGAGACAGAGAGACTGATTGAGAGGCAGAGCCAACAGCTACAGCAGCAGAGGCAGGGCGAGGCCGAGCAGGCCCGCAGAGCCATCCTACTGGAGGCTGAGAAGAAGGGACCGGACTGGGTGGAGCGTCAATTCCGCAGCAGGATGGTCAACGCAGGCTCCCGTGAGGAAGCCCTGTTTTGGGAGGGAGCGTGGCGTCCCGCTGCTGCCGCTGTCCATAGGGATAGCGAGGAGCAGTTCCGGCAGGAGTTCAACTCCCATGTCCGCTCTGTAAGCGACATCGCCACCACTCTCCAACTCCAGATAGATGCTGACCCCGCCACCAAAGCGGTCCTCATCGGTAACGGAGAGAAGATCACCAGCCGCGTACAGGACTGGATGATCCTCAAGGTCAACGAGGCCCAGCCGGGCGTCTTCGATCTACAGGAGGGGGACAGCGAGGACAAGGCCCGCAGCAAGGAGATGCTACTGCACCAGTTGATGCAGCAGTCCTTCAAGATCGCGGACGCCCTAATCGCTAAGAACAACGGCGATGTCGAGAAGTCTAACAACATCCTCGGCACCCAGCAACTGGAGGCCGATTTCTTCTCCACCATGACCGGACAGCAGGACCCCTCGTTCCTTCCCGCTCAGGTGGAGGCCACTATGCAGAACCGCTTCGGCCACCTCACGGTGGAGCAGCAGCGGGCACAGGTCCGCGTCATGATCACCGGCTCCCTCACTGCCCTCGGCAGAGGGGCCTACGGCATCGACGCCCTCAACAACATCGGCTTGGCTACCCACCTCCTCGACATGGAGGTGGACGGGCAGGCTATCTTCTCCCCTGCGGAGAAGCAGAGGCGAAGGATCGACCTTCTGGTACTCGCGGAGAACACGGCTAAGCGGGAGATGGAGTCCGAGATCGGACGGCTACGAGAGTCGCTCCGTCCTGACCCCAACGCCCTCGCCATAATGACCACCCAAGACCCCATCACGGGATTCACTCCCATTGACGACGCGGCCAACCGTGTCCTCGCAGAGATGGGCTTCCTTGGGGCCACGAACCTGAACCCGGAGGGGCAGCGAATCATCAATGCAGTACGCACAGCGGCTGCTAAGATTCTAGACGCCACTAGGGTGCAGAGAAACAAGCACTCCCTCTCTATCGCCAACCACAACATGGTTATGAAGGGGGACCCCGGTGCCAACGCCGACAAGGCTCACCGCTGGTCACCCTTCACCCGTGCTCATATGTCTGGTGTGGAGTTCGCGGTCACTGAGGTGCCCCCCATGGGCGATCAGGATATCGAGGAGTTCAAGGGCCTGCTCGTAGAGGTGGCCGGGAAACTGGGCATCAGTCGGGATGTGGTGGACAACTGGGACGGTCGGGACGCCGCGTACACCGACGAGAACGGGGACCTGAATAAGGTCATCGCTACGGCTGAGGCCCTCCAGTGGAACAACGACGCCACCCAGTCCTTCTATGGCATCCCCGCCGAGATGGCTAAAGACAAGATGGCTCTGCTCCGCTCTGATGACACCAACAGACTCATGGCCTTTGGTCACTGGGTCTCTGCTCTCAAGGTGGGGGCGAACGAGTCTTGGGACAACTTCCTCGACGCCAAGGGCGTGTCCTCTCAGGAGGTTGCGGCAGCTTGGTGGGTACGCATCAACCTGAAGCAGGGCAGGCCCCGCTTCACGGACACTGGGGAGGTTCTCCCCGGCGACTTCCAGACGGACCCTGCTGTCCTCATGACTGAGGTTCAGGCCATCATGCGTAGCAGGCCCGTACCCTCATGGTCGGGTGCTGACACCGGGCTGGATGATGTGGACCGCAGCAACGCGGCGAACATGGCAGATGTTATGGCTGAGATCGTCAGCGGTCAAGTAGACCTCGAAGGCGATGACAACGACCGCTTCGGGGCTCGCATCCAAGCTCAGTTCCTCCGTCTGTTCCTCTCGGACCAAGACCACACGGGGCGTATGCTCCGCAACCTCTGGTTCGCTGGCCGGGCCGCTGAGCCCGACCTAGACGACGCCCAGCGTGGGGCCATGCTCTGGTCATGGATACGGGGGAAGGGATACCGCTGGCGTGAGATCAACGACCGAGTGGTGCTGATCATAGACCCGCAGGGATACACTGGGGCCGAAGGGGCTTCCATCCAAGGTTCGGTGGACATGCACATGCAGATGCAGTTCTCCCCGCTGTACCGCTCTTTCATTCAGGACGCCATGGACTTGGAGCCCTTCGAGGTTCCCAACAACTACGCACAGATGTTCCTACTCGGATCTGGCAAAGACCCCGGCGTCGGGGGCACTTCAGACATCCGAGGACGATGGAATATGTCCGATCAGGTTACTGATCGGCTGCTGGAGTCCCGTGCCAACTACGGCGGCTTCGTCATCGAAGGCGTAGATCTCCGTGGCAACCCCATGGCTACCCCGCTTACAAAGCACCCCGCCCTCATGCGGTGGGACGACGGAACATCCTTCATGGTGCCCGCAGGGGTTACCATGTCTGTAATTGGTAACCAAGACCTGTTCGCCCCTGTGTTTAGACTGCCCAAGGCCCGGCAATCTCTCAACTTGCTGACACCGGCTAACGCCCCAGCACACGCGAGACCCGGATTCTCTCGGCCCCAGTTCTAAGCCAGAATTGCAAGGAATTAGTATGCCCGCTCGCTTCGACACTACCGGCTCAGGAAAAGAAATGCGTCGAGACCTCCTCGGCCATGCTCAGTATGAGCCCAAGATGTTTCTCGGTGGAGACTCCATCATCGGATGGGAGGCCACCTACACGCCCCCGGAGCTTAGCTTTTGGGGCGTTGTCACTCACGACAAGCAGATCAACGCTGCCTTGACGGAGAGTGGCAACCTCGCCACTTGGATGTTCAACACATTCCTTGACCCTCTGGTCCCCGGTGACCAGAGGTTCGTGGGCCTTGGCCCCGGCATGCTCATGCGAGCAGCGAACCCGGAGAAGGATGAAACGATCAGTGGGTGGAAACTCCTCAGCCGACAGATTTCCCCCGTCCAGAACGTGGCCGACATCGACCAACGAATCGAGTTCAGGGATGAGGACTTCAACGCTGAGGAAGCCACCAACCGCTGGATGAATGAAGGCAACAACGGACAGCTTCTCAAGATGGCACGGGAAGAGGGCTTCGACCTCGAAGGCATGCTTCGGGAAACCCGCAACCTGAACCACTTCGTCCACACACAGAACCTCATCTTCACCCACGCGAGGGCGTGGCAGAACATCCGTGCGTGGGAGGATAAGGCTGGCCTGACGGCCAAGTGGACAAGCCGCGTGATGTCGCTGGCTACCAACTACCTCCTGACGGACCCCACGGTCGCCCCGTCCATGGTCCTCCCCTTCGGGTGGGCACGGGCACTCGGCAGTTCCGTCAAGATCGGGTCCAAGGTCATCCGCCTCACCGCTCCCATCGTGGGCGGGCAGAAGGCGTTGGCACTGGGCAAGGCGGCTGCCTCCCTGTCCCCGGAGGCGATGCACATCGGCCTCGCCACCCATGTAGGGCACCGGGCTGCGGTCGCTATCGAGATGGGCGTCTACGGAGGTGTCTTCGATGGGGCAGTGCAGGCCCAGCGTATGGAGCAGAGCGAGATTCTCTTCGACAACCCGGACTACCAACAGTCCTTCTCTTGGGGCGAGATGGGTCTCGCCGTTGGAGTGAGTGCCCTCGCGGGATTCGTCTTCGCGGGGCGTGGCACCCACAGCCTCAGGGAGGCCCGCAAGGCAGTGACAGAGGTGGCCGGGGGTGGCCCCCACTCTCCCATCTCCCACTCCTTCGATAACGTCCCGGCCCAAGCACGGCTGGATCTCGCCAACGTCCGAGTACAGCGGGCCGCACAGGCGGTGCTGGGCTCGAAGGCTGGGGAGATTGGGCACTACCTTGACCCCACCCTACTCAGCGAGGTCGGGCTCACCCCCTTCCACATCGCTGTGGTGCTGGAGCAGTTGGCACGGGCTACCGCAGGACGTAACATATCCAAGGGTACTGTCATGCGAGTTCTAGCCGACCTCTTTACGGACGCGGCTGAGTCCCGTGCTACCCGCAACGTACTGGAGCAGACCTTCGCCACCGAGATCGAGAAGGCGGCACTGGCTAGGGCTCTCGCCCGTGCAGCCCGTGCCAACCCCAATGCCTCCAACATGGAGGTTCTGGACGCAGCTAAGCGACTGGTCCCGCAGGAGATCGAGAAGATCGAAGCGGAGATGCAGCGGCGGGCCGCACAGGTTATCCCCGCACAGACTACGGAGCTTGAGTATTGGCTCAACGAGTCCGTCGAAATTGCAGGCATTGCCCGCATCCGCAACCTCACGCAGGCTGAGCTTGACTACATGGCTGTCATCCGTGGCAAGCTCGCCTCACAGAATTGGACGGACCCCTTCGAGGGCCTCGCCTCCCAAATCAGCCAACGCTGGACGGACGGCTCCATATTCTCCCCGCTCCGTGCCCGCACAGGTACACCCCTCTCCAAGGCCATGACCAAGATCCTCTCGGAGGAAGAGGCTGTGGCTAAGGCGGTCAACGACCACATTCAGTTTGGTGGGGCCGATCTGAAGAAGACCATCACCAACGCCCGTGCTCGTTTGCGTCGGGCGAAGAAGTCCTTCGACAAGCTCGCCGGTGAAATACCCCCGGACACTATCGCCACTGTTCCTGCATCCGAGCTTACCCGCAGTGTGCGTAAGCTGATGCTCAAATGGGCGGCAGATCCCCCGAAGACAGTTCGGGCAAGGCAGCAGGCCCTTCAGGAACTGATGGACGGTAACGACTTCGGGGAGACAATCCTTATTGAGGATGTCTCCTTCCTCGGTCGGCTCGTCGCGGGCTGGGGCGGTGGACGGTTCCTCCGCTCTATCGCCACGGCTGGCACCGGGATGGATCAGACCATCCGGTCCACCCTCGGCATGCTGCGGGAGATCGCCCATGAGTTCGACAACGCGAAACTGCGAATGGGGGATCTTGACCCCACCCGCTTGGCGGTCCACCGGACCATTCAGGATCTACAGAACGACCTAGCCGTCCGTACCTCCGAGATACTGGACGAGCTTGGACGCCTGCACCACGCGGGCAAGTGGGGAAACTCTTTCTTCCACTACCCCACCTACATCAAGAAGAGGGCAGCCTTCGACAAGGAAGTCATCCGCCACATAGCGGACGACACCTTCACCTCCACTGACGCCGATGTCATGCGGGTGGCTGAACTCTGGCTGAAGCACTCTGAAGAGATTGCCGATGTCGGCCAAGCGGTGGGCACCCTGCCCAACCGTATCAAGGGCCGCAAGTTCTTCCCCCGTCGCTGGAACGTGGGCGTCATCGCCAAGGATGAGCAAGCATTCATCAACGACCTCACCGCCCACTTCGAGGCAAGGTGGGAACTGTCTGATGATATCCATCTGGATACCCTCGTTGCCATGAACGTAGCTTTCCGCGACATCGGGCAAGACGGAGAACTCAAGGGGTGGATAATCCAAGGCCGCAAAGGAACAACCCGATCCCTCAAGCGTAAAGAGCTAAAGGCTTTGGGTGTTGACGAAGGGGACTATAATACAGCATTGCGTACTATAGACCCGGAAGACGGGTTCACCCCGCTGAGCCGTTCCGCTAAGGACGCGGCTGCCCGGCTGCAAGGCTCCGACGCCTTCGAGCAACTACCGAACGGCAAGATCAAGAGGACGCATCACGGGTCACCCCGATCCGAGGGCGACCGGGCCATCGAGGAATCAGTGTGGAGCAACCCCGCTCTGCACAAGTACCTCGACTTCCGGTTTGCTAACGGCGTCCACCAATACATGAACAGCACCGCGATGCGTATTACGAATACGGCCCGCCACCAACAGCGGTGGGGCATCCCCGGCCTGACCATGGAGGAGACTCTCGACTTCATTGAAATCAAGTTGGCCTCTCTCCCCGGTACGAACATGACCAAGGATGAGTGGCGGGTTGGCATCAACACCCTACGGGAGAAGCTGCACCTCGCTGAGGGGCGGCTCCCCACCCTGCGGGACCACACCAACAAGTTCCAAGAGTTCCTCTCCGCTACCGCCAACGCTGCTGCCGGTGCCCTCTACGGGTCCGGTATCGGGCAGGCGGTGCTGTCCACCGAGGTGGCTCAGGCCATCATGTCCCGGCTCAACGTGCGTCCTGATGTCCTCGTTCAGAGGACCATGGGCATCTTCAAGAGCTTGGGGCGGGGCAAGGAGATGCGAGCGAACATGCAGGCTCTTGGCCTGACCGTCCGACAGTACCGACTCCACACGCTGGAGCGTCTGACAGGCGGTGCTGCCCACTCCGAGGGCTTCCAGTTCGCCATCGTGCCGAAGCTGCTGGGTCCTTGGATGGACGTTTGGGAGCAGTTCAGGGGCCGCAC